GAGCCGTTTCACACACAGGGTAATTTTGAGTTTTTTTCTTGAAAATTTTCTGACAAATTTTTTCTGAATTTCGGCACTTTCGGCACCTATAAAAAAAGAGTGCCGATTTTGAAAAAAGGCGGTGATAATTCATGGTAGAAAAAGAGTATGAACGAATCAAAAAATTATTTAATGGTGTTGATGAAAACCAATTGCAATTAGTGGATGGTGTTATTCTGGAAGCAGCTCGATGTAAAGTTGAATTAGATCGGATGCATGAAGTCATAAAAAAAACTGGATTAATCCAAGTTCATCCATCCAATGCAACGCTTCAAAAAGAGCTACCAGTCTCTAAGTTAATTGTTAAAACACGGGCTAACTACTTGAGTTATATCAATAGGCTATCTCAAATACTAGGGACAGTTGTAGATGAGGATGAGGAGGATTTAGCTGGATATGAATAAGATAAGTTATCTCGTTGAGTATTACCAACAAATCAAATCCGGTGAGTTGATTGTCGGAAAAGAACTTCTATGGCAAGTCGAACAATGCTATTTAGAAATCACAGATGTAATTTATCAGAATCGGAATCATATTAAAATTGATTTTGATGAATCGAATAAAAGAATTAAATTTATTGAAGCAGAATGTCGGCACTTTGAAGCACCACATGCTGGAAAACCATTCCTATTAGAAATTTGGCAGAAAGCCTTTATTGAATGTATATTTGCTATCAAAATATACGATGAAGAGATTGATCAATACGTTAGAAAGTACCAAGAGGTGCTTTTTTTAGTTGGACGAAAAAATGGTAAAACCCCCTTAATTGGTGCGATTTGTTTATCTGAATGGTTTTGTGGTGAGATGGGGAAGAAAATTCTATGTGCTAGTAATGACTATGAACAAGCTGATTTAATGTTCCAAGCGATTAATAGTATGAGAGAAGAAAGTCCGACCCTGTCTAAGGTGACAAGAAAGAATATTAAAGGAATTTTCTTTGGACATCCAAAGCAAAAGAAGAAAAAAGGTAAGTTTACGATACAGAATAAAGGAAGTATTCGTAAACTATCAGCTAAAACGGGAGCAAAAGAAGGTCGTAATATAGGGGTAGGCGCTGTTGATGAAGTGTTCGAGATGGCAGATGATAGTACAGTTATGCCAATTCGTCAGGCCTTATCAACACAGAATGAGCCTTTATACTTTGAGTTAACGACCGAAGGATTTACACATGACGGATATTTAGATAAGCGACTCATTGAAGCTAGGCAAGTTATAGCAGGTGAGATTGAGCGTCCACGTTGGCTCATTTGGCTATATACCCAAGATAGTGAGCAAGAAGTTTGGCAAGATGAATCAAGTTGGATGAAGAGCAATCCAGGCCTAGGTAAAATCAAAAAAAGGTCGTTTTTACGAAATATGCTAGAAGAGGCGAAAACGAGTTCGAGTCGTCGTGCTTTTGTTTTGGCCAAAGACTTTAATATTAAGCAAAATAACGGTGCTGCATGGCTTCAAGAACAAGATATTATCAACGATTTAACTTATGAACCTGAAGATTTAGATAATAGCATTGCCATTGGTGCAGTGGATTTATCAGAGACGTACGATTTAACTAGCGCAAGAGTGATGATCATGAAACCTGGTAGCAAGGAGAAGTATTTCTTAGGTAAATATTTTATTCCAGAGAGTAAATTAGAAAAAGTGCCGAAATCTGAGCGGGATAAATACTTAGAATGGGCAAAATCAGGTCATTTACATCTTTGTAGTAGTGATGAAGTTGATTACACAGATGTAATGGATTGGTTCATTGAATTGTGGAAAAAACACAAAATTAGAGCGTTTAAAATAGGTTACGATAAATGGGAATCGAAACAACTTGTGGCAGCAATGGAAGAGTACGGATTTGATATGGTTCGTGTTCATCAAGATTACTTCACCATGAGTCATCCGATGAGGATGTTGGAAAATGATTTAAAAAATAATTTGGTGAATTACAATCAAAATCCAATTGATGTGTTTTGTTTGAAAAATACAGCCCTGAAGTTAAATTCTACGGGGGATAAGATGATGCCGATGAAAGTTCAGGGGGTTAAGTTAAATCATATTGATGGTGCGGTGACGATGATTATTGCCTATGTCGTATTTAACTGGTATCGAAGAGATTATTTAGAGATAGTGAGGTGATAAATTGGCATTAAAGACGATATTTAATCGCTTAAAAAACGGAAAAAAGAAAGAATTATCCTATGCGCAAATGCTTAATGGAAGCCTTCCTGTCTTTTCACAGTTCGGAAATGATGTGTTTGCGAGTGATATCGTAGAGGCATGTATTAGAACGAAGGCAACGGAAATCAGTAAATTACAGCCAAAACATATTTTTACAGATGAAAATGGGTTACAGAGTATTCAAAAAGATTCGATTAATCGACTATTACGATTTGGTCCGAATGAACTCATGACCACGAAAGACTTTTTAGAGAAGTGTACTTGGTTGCATGAAAAGACCTATAACTGTTTCATTTATCCGAAATATGAAATACGGTGGATAAATGGTGAGAAAATAAAGTATTACACAGGATTCTACCCTTTGAACCCAACGGAAGTTGATTTTTTAGAGGACGGGAACGGAAAGTTATATGTCCAATTTCATTTCTTAAATTCAGATTCTGTTCTGTTACCTTACGATGAAGTAATTCATTGGCGAAAAGAGTTTAGTGATAATGATCTGATGGGTGGAAATCATGAAGGTAAAGCAAAATCAGAGACACTACTACCTATTTTAAAAATTAATCACAGTTTAATTGAGGGATTGGATAAAGCAGTAAAAAATAGTCTGGCCATTCGTGGATTATTGAAAGTCAATGCTTTATTAGATGAGGAGAAGCTGGAAGAGGAAAGAAAAGAATTTGAACAAAAGATATTTAATTCTCAAAGCGGAATCTTGCCAGTTTCCAATAAAAGTGAATATGTACCTTTAACGATCAATCCAACCATTATGGATAAAGAAACGTTAGAGTTTATTGAAGGTAAAGTATTAAAACACTATGGAACTTCCTTGCCTATTCTGACTGGAAAGTTTACAGAAGAAGAGTATCAGGCTTATTATGAGAAAGTTTTGGAGCCGGAAATCATTGGACTCGGACAAGCGTTTAGTAAGGCACTATTTTCGATTGAGCAGCTTGAAGCAGGACACGAGATTATCTTTTACGGACAAAAACTTCTATTTACGAATACTCAAAATAAAATCGCCGTCGCTGATATTTTGGGGAATAGGGGAGCTTTAACAGATAATCAATTATTAGAGTTATTTGGATATCCACCATTTCCAGGCGGAGATACTCGAAATAAGAGTTTAAACTTTATTGATCGCGACATTGCTAATCAATATCAAATGAGTCAATTTCAAAAGGGGAAAGGGGTGAATCAAGATGAGTAATTCAATGAATGATCTATCAGTTAGACGAAGTTATACGGTGTCTGATTTTCAAACATCAACAGAAGAACGTTATAATATCCAAGGCCATGCGGCGGTATTTAATCAAATGGTGAGTATCGGTGGTTGGTTTAATGAAATCATTGAACGAGGTGCCTTTGATGGGTGTGATTTTAGTGACGTTTCTTTATTTGTTAATCATGAAACGAATCAGATTCCTCTTGCTCGGTCACGTTCAAGCCATTCAAATTCAACCATGGAGTTAGAAGTAGATGACATTGGACTTTTTATTCGAGCAAATGTGGATATTGAGAATAATCCAGAGGCTAAAACTCTACATAGTTCTATTTCTCGCGGTGACATTGATGGTATGAGTTTTATGTTCCGAATTAAAGAGCAGAAATGGGAGAATTTAGACACTGACATGCCGACACGTCGAATTTTAAAGATTGCAAAAGTTTATGAAGTTAGTGCAGTGAATTATCCAGCTTATGATCAAACGGATATTAGTGCTCGGGATAAATCAGTATTGGATAGTGCTAAACAAGCGGTAGAGGAGGCACGAGCAAAAGAAAATCCTAAAAATCAAGTTGAAATAGAGCGTTTAAAAATTCAAATATTAATGAAAGGTTAGTGAAACTATGAAAAAGAAATTAGAAGAAATGTTACAAAAGAAAGAAGCACGAAAAGCAGAATTAGTGGAGCAATCAAAAACATCAGAAGATGTGGTAGAACTACGAAGCATTCATGCAGAAATGGACGGATTAAATGATGAAATTGCTGAATTACGTGGGATGTTAGCAGCTTTGCCAAATGAAGATAATCAAGTAGCGGCTCAAACATCAGAAGAACCTCAAGCACGTTCATTCAATCCAATCGCAACCTATTCAACGGGAAATCAAACGATTAAACGGCATCAAGAAGAAGATATTTATGCAACAGTAGAATACCGAACAGCATTTATGAACTATGTCACGAAAGGAACACCTATTCCTGAAGAATATCGAAATCAAAATGATGAAGCGCGATCTAATGAATTAACAGTGGTTGGAGATGTTGCAGCAGTTGTTCCAACCAATTTATTGAATCAAGTCATCGAAGATATTACAGTTGAAGGAAAAATATTAGCACGTGTGACTCAAACATCGTTAAAAGGTGGAGTTGAAATTCCGATTTCAGAGATTAATCCAACAGCTACTTGGTTAAATAGTGAATCAACTACAAGTGATGAACAAAAGGCTAAAATGGCAGCAAAAATCAGCTTTGGATATCATGTATTAGAAGCAAAAGTCGCTCTAGGATTATTAACTGCAACAGTTAGCCTTCCAGTCTTTGAGGCAACTGTCGTTAAACAATTGAAAAAGGCAATGCTGCGAGCAATTGAAGCATCTATTGTTGAAGGAACTGGTTCAGGTCAACCATTAGGATTTACAAAGTTTTCAAATCTACCAGAAGATCAAATTGTAACATTTACAGCTGATACGATTGGAACAGTGGCTCAATGGGCAGAGGCTGAAGCGGCAATTCCAGAAGCACATGAAGATAGCGTGATTTATGTGATGTCTAAAAAAACATGGGAAAAATATCTAAATGGAATGACTGATTCAACAGGGCAGAAAATTGGATTAGGTCGCATTAATGAGAAAGGTCAAAAACTCATTAATGGCCGCGAAGTTCTAACAACTGACCGTTTCCCTGGTTTTGATAAATGTGATGATGAAGGGATTTTTGGAGCAATTATTGATTTATCTCAGTACATGTTAAACTCAAATTTAGCGATGTATTATAAAAAATATTTCAATGAAGATACAAACAAATGGATTCATAAAGCGTTGATGATTGTAGACGGTAAAATGGCTGCTGGGAATGACTCAACCGGAAAATTGGTTGGTGCAGAAGGATTAATTTATCTAAAAAAAGGTGCTTCTTTATTAAAAGCAGCTAAATCAGGTAAATAAAATGAAATTATCATTAAAAGAAATAAAGGAAAGTCTTCGCATTGATTATGACGATGATGATGCTTATCTTTCGTTGTTGAATGAGGCAGCGATAGAACAACTCAAAGGCATGACTGGGTTCGATTTAACCAAATCGAACTCTAGTCAGGCGAAAATTGTTTGTCTTGCGATTATTCATGAATTATATAAAGACCGATCACTGACAACTGAAAAAGCAGGTGAAAAACTTAAACCTGTTATGCAAAGTATTTTAATTCAACTTTCTCATCATGCAAAAGAAAGGAGTGAATAAATTGGCAGAATGTATGCTGACTGAACGAATTATATTTGAACAATTTGATCAAGATGAAACGAATGAAAATGGATTTGTTGTAGAATCGTGGACTCCATATTATAAATGTTGGGCTAGGAAAGAAGAATTTAGTGGGAAAGAATTTATTAAAGCTCATGCGACCCATTCACAAATTCTAGTCGGCTTTACGGTTCGAATGTGTCAAAAAATAAAAGATATTTTAGCAACGTATGAAACTAAAAAGTATCGGATTATTCACCAAGGGAATGTTTATGATATTAAATATTGTCATGATGTGAAAAATAAACATGCCTTTGCGGACTTTAAATGCGAGTTGGTGAAAATATGTCAACCTTAGAGGGATTTGATGAATTTATTGACCTATGTTCAGATATGAAAATTGAAGATGAAGAGGTAGCGGTTGTCTTGAAACGAACACTAAGCATTCCTAAAGCTAGGGTGAATAAAAATGCACCGAAGTTAAGTGGATTGACTAAAAAATCGATTAAAATAAAAGTCAAAAGAAATCCATTTGGGGGATGTACCGGAACGATTTATTTAAACAATTTTCAGGCTATGTTCCAAGAGTTTCGAAATGTTCGTCAATCAGGGAAACATATCGGATGGTTTGAACGTTCCATTCGTGAAAGTGAAGATGATTTTGTTAAATCATTAAGAGAAGAGTTAGTAGATAGGAAGATGAAGTCATGAGCTATCAATCTTATGTGACTCAAATATTATCGGACTCAAGATTAACCGCGCTGTTACCTAATCGAACCGTTTATCGCTTAAAAGCTGTTTCAGACGTTAAGGTCCCGTATTGCACGTACTTATTTTATGATGAGTCAGGAGCTTTTTACGCTGAAGGAAAAGAATTAGAGACACGTCATTATATTCAAATAGATATTAACAGCAACAGTGATTTTACAGAAATTGAAAATGTTATTCGGACCCTTGCAAAAGAGCAAGGATGGAAAAAAGGAGCCGTGTATGAGGATGTAGATCCTCAAACCGGACTCCTTTTTAAATGCTTACGCTTTTCATTTGATTACTAGAAGGAGGATTTAACATGTCAAAAAATGCAAATATTCAACCGAAAGCAGCAAGTACAGACAATCCGTTACCGATTGTGAGCTGTCATAAAGTTTATTATGCCATCAAGCAAGAGGAGGGATATGGAACCCCGGTTTACTTGCCTAACTTAACAGAAATTGGAATCGAAAAAAGTTATAATTCAACTCCTTTTTATGCAGAAGGGGTGAATAAATTTACTCATTCTGTTTTAGGTGATGTTCCGATTACACTTTCTACCGGAGATATTGAAGAAGAACATGAAATGGCTCTATTAGGGCATAAAAAAGACAATAATGGACTTCTAGTTCGGAGTATCCATGATGTTCCGGCAGATGTGGCTATTATGTTTACGGTAGAGAAAGCAGGAGGTATCTATAAAGGCTATGTTTTTTATGATGGAAAATTTGTTCCATCAGGAGTCACAGCGGCAACATCTGAAGGTTCTGCTAACTATCAACCAAAGACGATTACAGGAAACTTTAAGCCATTAGATGATGGAACAGTAGATGCCTCTAAAACATTAAAAAGCTTAAAAGAAGTTGAATCATTCTTTGCATCAGTTCCTACTCCAACGTTCGAATAATAATAGCAATTAAATTTGCAACTCAAAATAGACTAGGTCAAACCTAGTCTATTTCATTAGAAGGAGGTCATTTTATGGTTAATTTAAAAGATAATTCGTATCGTATGAAAACCAAAACAGGAGAGTATTTAACCTTTAAGTTGGATATGACTGCTATGTTGAGATTAGAAAATATAGTTGGAAGCTCGGTTGAAGCAACTCGAATCTTTTTAGATTTATTTAAACCCGGAAGCAATTGTTTTTATAAAAAAGGATTAGAAATTTTATGCGCTTGTTGTGTTGAAAAGCCGGATTTAACATTAGAGGAGTTTAATCGGTTATTTCCATTAAATAATCATACTTTTACTCAAATTGATCACATTTTAACCGATCTAGTGACTGGCTATTTTGCAGATGATGAGGATGAAGCTCAAAAAAAATAGAAACTCAATCAACATCGAACGGTGAACTGAAAATTGATTATGAGTGGTTGTTATATGTGGCTAAAACTCGTTTGAATTTTACGGAGGAAGAGTTTTGGGGAAGTACATTGAGACGAATTAATCGACTTCATCGTTATTGGTTAAAAGAAAACGGGATGTTGGTTGAGTCAAAACATTCCATAAATCAATCCCAAGAAACGTTAGAAAAATGGGGGCGTCCTGTTACCTATTCAACTGATTTTTAAATAAGGAGGTGAGATAAATGGCAGATGAGGTGAAACGAATAAGAGCCGTTTTTGAAGCTGATGTGAGTAAATATAATACTACCTTGGATGGAGTTAATAAGCAGATGAAATTAGCTAGAGCTGAAACCCGCTTAGCTCAAAAAGAACTTGAAGGCTTTGGAACCAGTTCATCAACCGTTGCAAAGGTTCAAGAAAAAATGAACCAACAAATCGAACTCAACCGAAAAAAAATTGAACTATTTAGTCAAGCTTTGAATAAAACGAAACAGACACTCGACGAAAATATAAAAGTTCGCGATCGTTTAAAACAAAAGATTATAGAGGAAAAAGAAGCACTAGAATTGGCTGAGAAGGCACATGGTAAGGAATCCAAAGCAGTAAAAGAAGTAAAATCATCTTTAAAAGAAAGCGAAAAGGCTTATGAAAGAACAGAAAGTGCGATTAAAAGTAATATTCAGCGAGTGGCACAATTTGAGACACAAATAACTTCTGCTCAAACCGAGATTCAAGATTTAGAAAATCGAATTAGTAGCCAAAACAAAAAAATGCAGGAACAAAATAATCATTTAAAAACTGCAGCTGAAAGGTTAGATCAATTCGGGGATAAGGCAAAGAGTGCGGGTGAGGCAATTAGTCACGCTAGTGATAAAGTGCTTGGGATTAGTGCTAGTATGGCAACCCTTATCGGAGCGAGTTCTGCTATGTCTATGTCATTTGAGAAAAATTTAGCTAATATTAATACGTTACTAGATGATACGAAGAATTTAGATAAATATAAAAATAAAATCTTAGAATTATCTGATGAGACAGGAATTGCGATTGGGACCGTTTCAGATGGGATGTATCAGGCTATTTCCTCTTTAGGTGATTTAGGAGATGAAACAACTGAAATATTCGAAACGATGGCGAAGAGTGCGAAAGCCGGAGGGGCGGAAGTTAGTGATGCTGTTTCCTTAATTTCGGCCGGAATGAAAGGGTATGGACAAGTTAATGATGAAACCGCTAAAAAGATTTCGGACTTGGCTTTTCAAACGGCTAAATTGGGGGTTACAACATTCCCAGAAATGGCTAGTAGTATGAAAGCTTTATTCCCATTGTCTTCAACGTTAAATATGTCATTAGAAGAATTATTTGGAAGCATGGCGACATTAACGGGTGTGACAGGGAATACAGCGGAAGTTTCAACTCAATTAAAAGCGGTATTCAGTAATTTAATTAAACCAACGACTGCAATGCAGAAGTTAATTGAGAAATATGGATATTCGAACTCACAGGCCATGTTAGAGGCTAAAGGATTTGTGGGAGTTCTTGAAATTTTACAAAAAGAAACAGGGGGTTCATCGGATAAGATGGGGGAACTCTTTAGTTCAACCGAAGCATTAACCGCTGTTTTAGCTTTAACGGGTGAACAATATGATAACTTTATATCTAAAAGCGCTCAAATGGAAAACGCAGCAGGGGCAACCAATACTGCCTTAAACAAAATCGAAAGTACGAAGTCGGATGAACTTCAACGATCGTTGAATGAATTAAAAAATAGTTTTATTGATTTAGGCGAAGCTGCAATCCCTATGATTGATAAATTTATAGGGATTGTTAATAAAGTGACGGATGTCATTAAGGATATGGACGAAGAAACTCTCAACTCTATTGTCAATATGACAGCAATGGGGATAGCAGTGGGTGTCAGTGGTAAGGCAATAGGTGGAACTGTTTCAACCGTAGGAACACTATCAAAAGGATTATCGACTGCTATTGGATGGGCGAGTAAATTTGGCGGCACAGCCGCAGCAGCTGGAACGGCTGCTAGTACAGCGGCAGGAGCCACAGGGATGGGAGCGATGGTGTCAAGCTTAGGGGCTATGGCGGTAGCAGCGGGTCCTTGGTTATTAGCAGGTGCGGCAGTTGTTGGGACAGGGGTTGCGATTCATCACCAGATGTCACAAGAAGTCATTCCAACGGTTGATTTATTTGCGGATACTTTAGTTGCATCAGGAACAGCTATGACACAATATGGAGAAATCACGACTTATACGACTCAAACCATATGCGAAGAAACACAGAAACAAGTTCAAGCCTATTTGGATATGGATGTGGCTACAAGGGAAACACTAATGAATTTGTATGTAGATTCTACCACCCTTACATCAGAGATGGCTACGACGATTACTCAAACTTATAGTGAGATGGGGACTATGATTAAAGAAGAATTACAGAAAGATAAAGAGGATGAGTTGGCAATATTAACGGAAGCATTTAGAAATCATTCAGGAATTCGTGCTGCGGAACAAGTAGATATTTTAGAGAAGACTCGAACTTATTATGAGGATAAAGCTAAAATGATTGAGACCAACGAAACGGCGATTACAGCTATTTATGAACAGGCAGCTAATGAGAAAAGAGCTTTAACAGAGACAGAGGTTAATACGATTACAGCTTTACAAAATCAAATGCGAGATGATGCAGTGACTGCCTTATCTGAACAGGCAGCAGAGGCAGAAGTTATTTTAAGTCGAATGAAAGACAAAGATATTGAAATTACGGCAGAAATGGCAAGTGAGAAAATTAAGTCATTGAATGAACAACGAGATGCAGTGATTGAAGCAGCTGAAACAGAACGGGATGAGAAAGTTAAGGCTTATATTGACATGAGAGATAAAACGGGTGCAATTTCAGACGAACAATATGAGAAATTGGTTGAGAGTGCAAATAAACAGTGCGATGAAACCATAGCAGCTGCACAAAAGACACGTGATGAATCTGTCGATAAAATTTTTGAAATGAATGAAGAATTGATAACAAATGTAGATACCACAACTGGAGATATTATCACTAAATGGCAACGATTATTTGGAACCTGGGATAAGTGGGAGCCAAAGAAAAAAACGACCGTTATTGAAAATAAAACGATTAATACAGTGATGACTCGAAGGGTTTCTGAAAGTGGAAATAAATCAACTTATAAAGCCTTAAATGATGCAATGTATAGTCAACTTCAGCGCTCTATGATGAGCCAACTTGAAACACTGGCTAGATTTAGAGATAGTCAACGAAATACTTATGCAAATCAAAATATTAACCTAACTCCTCAATTTGAAGGGCAAGTTTTAATCGATTTAGGCGATAACTACATCATTAAGAAAAACGTGACATTCATTGACCGTACATTAGCTAAGAGAAATAAACAGATGAGTTTTGGAGGTTTGCAATCAGGATGAATTATTTTGTATTTAATGATGAGAATAGCCTAGAGGAGTATGATCTTTATTTTGAGACGTTACCAGTGTTACCACTAGCGAGCGTATCTGAAACGAATAACCCTCAAATCACCTGTGTACTAGGATTTGAAACAAATAAAAAAAAACTTCTAAAAATCAGAAGATGGTTATCTGTTAATGAAGGGCAATTAAAATTTAGCTTTGACGACCGTACCTTTAATGTTAGTAATATTATTGCAACTGAGTATAGCAAAAATAAAACCTTCACTATCATTAACATCATATTTGAGGTGGATAAATATTGTCCCATTAAGATGATGCCAATTGTTTTTAAAGATAACTTTGATAATCTGATGATTTTTAATGAAGGAAATTACTCATCGCTTCCATTAATCACGATTGAAGGTAGCGGGAATATTGATATTACGATTAATGAGTTCACTTATTGTATGATTGAAAATGTGAATGGTGTTGTAACATTGGATAGCGAAATTCAAGAATGCTACGAAGGTTATTCTAATCAAGCTATCTCTTTGAAAAATAGGGATATGTATGGTGAGTTCCCGGTATTAGATAATGGATCAAACCGAATTAGTGTTAGTAGTACGACAAATTCATTGACGAAGGTAACTATCGTACCGCGTTGGGTTTTATAAAGGGGTGAGATAATGTATATTAGTTGCTATGATGAAAATGAAACGAATTTTGATCATAACGGAGAGTTTAAAGTTTTTGTAGATGAAAATGAAAACAATATATTTAGACAGTTAAATGGTCAATTCTATGCCACATTTAAAGTCAGTTTGACAGACCGTCATATACATAAGTTGCTACCACTCATGTACGTAAAGATTCCAACACCAAGTAAAAAAAATAAGTATCAATTATTCAAAATTTTTGATTTGAGTGATGACGATACAGGAATTACATTTACAGCTTATCAGTGTGTGTGGGGGGAACTATCAAATGGTTTTATCCCACACCTAAATAGTGTTGCTAAGACACGTTTGGAGGCAGCACAGTACATCTTAGATAAGGCACAGGATACAAAACCTCATCGTTGTACAGTTGTTGACTTAGAACCCTCAGAGGAAAGAAAAAACCTTCAAATTGTGAGATATAATCCGTTAGTTGCCTTGATGGGGAATAAAGAGAATACAATCTTGAATCGATATAGTAATGTCGAATTTGATTTTAATAATTTTGAAATACAAATTCAAAATCGCGTGGGAGAGGATACAGGATTTGTAATTCGAGATGACAAGAATATGGAAAGGTTTCTTCGTGATCTTGACTATAAGCCAGTGGCTACACGGATAATACCACAGGGAGCTAATGAGTTATTGTTGCCCGAGTATTTCTTAGATAGTCCGAATATTGCTATGTATTCAGAGGTTTATTATAAACACGTTGAGTTCCCGGAAATCGGCGTTGATGAAGCGAATGGGGTCATGAAAGAAGATGCCATCAATCTATTACGAGAAGCCGGAATGAAGCTATTTACCGAGAGTAAAATAGACCTTCCAGTCTTAAGTTGGACTATCACATTTGACGATGGACAGAATAATCCAAAGATATCTGATGAATTAAAGGAGCTTTTAAAGCTTGATATTGGAGATTCTGTTATTGCGATTAAAAGAGGATTGAGACAACGAACTGAAGCTCGAATGATGGAGTACAACTATAATTTTGTTAAAGGTGAGTATACAGATATCACAATTAGTAGTGCTTCTCCATCATATACTGTCACAATTGAAAAGACAGTTGCTAATATTAACGTTAAAGTTGACAGTTTCAAAAGTATTATCACGGACTTAAGTGAAGATATGTATAGTAAGATTGAACAGTTAATTGATGAGATTAATCTTAAAGTTGCAAAAGAAGATTTATCGGCAGAAATTGAGGTACGTTCTGATGCGGTAAATATGGCTATCAATAATGGTCAAAATTCGAATGGAATTAAGCTCAACGATAAAGGTCTTGGAGTTCTCAATAATGAAATTATGACAATTTTATTAAATAGCGGAGTCATGAATGTCTATAATTCTCGAACTGGTGAGTTTATGGGGTATTATGGGACGGTTGACGATGATTTAAGAGTGCAATTATTTGGCGCCAACACGTTCTCAATTTTTGCGGGAAATGATGATTTAAAAATATTATCAATAGATGTAGATCGTGATTTATCTTATGGGAATGCAACCGTTGATATTTGCGGTGGATTGTTACTGAGTCAACGCCCAGGTCAAAATGTTGGTGTTAATGGTCTAGCTTTAGGAAATGATGATAGATCAGATAAGTATGGATATCATAATATGTCGATTTTATGTTGGAATTCTCTAGGCATTCAAGATAACAATGGATTGACTAATATGTATGCTGATGCACGACGAGGTAGATGGATCATGAAAGGCGGACTATTTCAAAATACTGAATCTCCACCAGCTGCTTATGTTTTATCGACGGATGAAGATCATCCGTTTTTTTGCGGGAAAAATGCAACAGATATTGTTGATTCTATATTAAATTTAAAAACAACGATTAAGGTCGATAACGAAGACGATTTAACGATGATGATTTTACCGAACGATGATGATCTTATTATGACAGATATCGGTGGACACAGGCATATAGATCAATCCTCGATTATCGCAGGACTTGTTGAAGTTGTTAAGTCGTTAAATTCTAGGTTGAAAGATTTAGAAAATTTGAGAGGTGAAGAAGATGAAGCCTAAAGCTTATTATTTTGATATCAATAAAAAAATGGATGATACCATCCATTCAGTCCAGTTCGATAAGAATAGTCGCTTTATAGAAATTAATTTTCTACAAAGCTCACAATCCGTTGATTTAAGACAGCATAGAGCGACGATCCGTGCCATTAAACCAGATAAGACGGAGGTATTTAATGATTTACGAGAAATTGATGCCTCCATAGGACGATTTGAATTAGAGCTAACGGAACAACTGAATGCCGTAGCGGGAGATGTGGTCGCTCAATTCGAAATTTATGGAGAGAACGAATCCTTATTTACAACGAATCAATTCACGATTGAGGTTAGTAAATCTCTATCTCGAACTAAAACTACATCATCAGATGAGTTAGGAACATTAGTCAATGTACTTGCTGAAGCTCAACAGTATAAAAATAATTTTGTAAAAATGGATGCTAAAATCGATGATGAAGTGGCTAAAATGAATGCACAACTGTCACAATTAACAGTCAATGTAGCTAACTACCAATCCTTAACCGAAAGATATAATGATACCATTGTATGGGATAATGCCTTTAAGCAGGCATTTAATGATTTAAAAAATGGTGGTATTTTATTGATTCCTGATGGTGAATACCTCATTAAAAATAGGGTGACCTTAGAAGATAAAGTCGGTATTGTCATTAATTGTAGTGGTACTATTCAACCAGTAGCTGATAAAACTCCACTCATCGGGACTGTGACAATGAATAATCTAAGACAGAGCACAATTAATTCATTAAAATTGGATGGAAATAGAGGCAATATCGGAGAGAGCAACAATTTTGGAACGCAATCATTACTAAATATATCAAACTCATCTGATTTAATTATTAATGGATTAGAAATCATGAATACAGTTGAAAGTGCATTTAATTCTGACGGAAATTTAGACCATATCATTTTCAACAATGTTAAAATAGAAAATATCGGAGAACATGGATTTTATTTTGGTGGTTCTAACGTTAAGGATATAAGATTTAATCATTTGTATTGTAAGAACATTGGTGTCGGTTCATCTAACAGTCAACGAGCAGTAGCAGTTATCAAGTTAAGAAATAAGACTAATGGAGATATTCAACACGACCAAATTACAATTGATGGGTTTGAGTTTAAAATGGATTCTACACCTAGCGCCTATGACCGACAATTCATCCAAGCTTTTGATACATTAAATGTTACTTTGAAGAATGGTTCTATTACAGGTGAAGATGTTAGTATTTTTGGTGTTAATACAGCATTAGAAAAATTATTTATTGATAATTTATATTTTAATGGTAGACGTTTGCACTACATCGTGAATGATTTTACAGGCTGGAATGTTTCTACGCCTATTACAAAACCTGGTGCATTTAACATAGAAATTCATAATAGTCATTTAATAGGTGGGAATGTCTATTATGGCATGATTGCTCTATTTAATAACTGTATTATTGATCTTAATGGAACCGTGTGGAATCAAACCATGTCATTAGATACTAATCCTGTGACGACTTTTAATAATTGCAGAGTGATTTGTTTGAGCGGTTATTTTTCATTTGTTGATAGTGTAAAAGCAAGTGGTAAAATGACAATGAATTATATTTATAAAAATACAACGTTTAAATGCACCCCATCTCGAACATCGCCTATTTTTGGTGTGACTCACATGGATGGCGGTAACATTTTGTTTGAAAATATTACACTAGATGAGGAGCATAGTGTATTCATTCAAACGAGTGTTCCCATTCCGTTACGATTCTATAACGTGAAAATAAATGGTTCAATAAAAACAACGACTCCAATTCCTTTATTATCGGTGAAAAATGCTCATTTAAAAACATATATCTTAGATACATATGCAACTTACGACAAATTAGAAGTTTATGATTTACGAGAATACGGTACAGGAAAACGTGTTGATTTTGGATTATTTAAAGCCACTTGTCTAAGTTACAACACAACAGTGAACCTATCGTTAAGATATAATCGTGTTGACGCAGTTGCGGAAGAAGAATTGTTGGTAACTAATAACAAAGGGATACCATTTAATTATAGTGTCTCAAACAATGTTGTGACTCTAGATGTCATTGATAGACAAGATTCAGATACGATATTTACGGTCATATACTCGAAGCAGCAAGTTAACTAGAAATAATTAGGTAGTAAATCAAAAGTCAAAAATTAACACATTAAAGATCAAAATTTATTAGGTCACTCAATGAGTGACCTTTTATTATAAGGAGAAGAAAAATGAATTTAGAATTATCCAATTATGTTGTGTTAACAGGGATCCTAATTGTAACAGGGTTATTCCTGAATAAATGGGAACCGCCGATTAAAAAGCAATATGTCGCCTTAATGTTGCTTGTAACGGGGGTAGCATTAGGTCATTTCATGGTTACAAATGCCGCCTATGGATTTTTAATTGCCGGATTAGTCTTTTATAAAGACGAACTGGTGGCTGAAATTAAGTTAGTCAAAGATAGTGTTTTAGAAGTGAAGGAAGAAACAAATTTGAAAGGAGAGAGTAACTAATGGATATCACATTTTTAAATGAGTATTTCATCCCTGTCATTGTGGGAATTTGTTTGTGTGTAGGGTATGTCATCAAGACGAGTGTTCCTAAAGTGGATAATAGCCTAATCCCTATGATTTTGTCGATTCTAGGGCTTTTAATTAATATTTGGATAAATCATGCTATTAACCCATCTATCGTCTTAGGTGGGCTTTTTAGTGGGTTAGCTTCAACAGGATTACATCAGATGTTTAAAAATTTAATCAAAGTGGAGGAAAAATAACATGACAACACCGATTTTAGTATTAGATGCAGGACATGGATTAAGCACACCAGGTAAACAAACCATGAATGGAAAATATGGAATTATCAAAGAGTGGGAACTTAACAATAAAGTTCTACTCTATATCATGGAGTATTTAAAAGATTATGTGATTACTATTTACCGTACAGATGACCCAACAGGAAAAACAGATATTGATTTGTTGGAACGTGTTAAACGTTGTAATGCTTATGGTCCAGTTTTATTTATCTCAATTCATCACAATGCCGGTGGTGGAACAGGGATTGAAGTCTATTGGCATACTAAGGGAACACAAGAAGATAAAAAAATCGCTGAGATTGTCGCTCCTAAGTTAGCTGCTTCAACAGGAATGAAGAATCGTGGAGTTAAACAAGAGGCATGGACAGTGTTGACATGTAAGGCAACCGCTATTTTGGTCGAAGGTGGTTTTATGGATACGAAATCAGATTATGAGTATATGTGTACTGAAAAAGGACAACGAGCGTATGCGAAAGCCATTGCTGACTCGGTGATTCAATACTTATCATTAGAAAAGAAAGTTGTTGAACAAAAGCCAGTGCAAGAAGAGAACCAATCAACCCCCACAACGAATAACAAGTGGTATCAAGTAGTCGCAGGTTCGTATTTAGGAAAAAATAAAGCAAATGAAGTTAAAGCTGATTTAGAACGTAGAGGCTTTCAAGGTGTTTGGATTGATGTAACTAAAAAAGATAACCAAACGTATTACCGAGTGATTTGTGGCTCATATCAAGAGCGAACAAATGCGGATAAAATTAAAGCTAAGTTGGATAAATTCTATTCAGGAGTATGGATTAACGTTAAATAATAGCCTCACAAAAAGAACCACTAGGTCATTGACTTAGTGGCTTTTTTTCGTATATTAAGTTATAATAGTTTTATCATGATATGTAGTTGATTATCTTTGTGACCAAAAAAGGCAGAAGGGTATCAACTTGGGGATTGGTTATGCCGGTCGAACACTCATGGATAAGGCAAGTGTGGGGTGGTGGCTCACATGTCCAACGAAACATGAAGTGCACTAATTAGCTCACTCAACAAGTTTTGAGAGGAGCCTACGGTATTCGTATTACGATAACCGCTTTACAATGCCTATAAGGTCAAACATGTATGAGTACTCAAAAAGAGGTAGATTCGGGTAATTCCGTTTCTACCTCTTTTTTATTTTTAAATAAAGCCTTTCAGACCGTCTACTAATTTTCGTTTACTGAATTCATCTACATCAATCCAGTAATACTGAAGTGTGTCATTATATTCTATTCTTCCTGGAACTTCTAAATCATCGAAATAATCCTCGTCATCATCAGTTATAAGTATGAAATTATCACCACAGGTTAAAGTCGAGACATATTCGTCGCTGAAGGCACTATAACAATCAAATCTCCCATCAGAATTCTTTTTTAAATAAATCTCAGTCATGATAATCATCCCTTATATTAGATTACAAATCATCTAAATCACTAATATCTAAATCAGAAATATCCTTTGTTACTGCATCATAATTTGTTTGATTTATGCAAGAAACTTGACCTGTAATAGGATAACAATTATTTAAAAATAAATCCTCACGTTTTTTTTCTATTGTAGCAAGATCTTTCAAGAATGCACTAGGACTAGATTTTCCTTTGATGTATTCATACAAATGGGATTCACTATCTTTAAATGTTATTCTTAATTCTTTTGCCATTTTGCAATTCCAACCTTTCTAAAACCTTTAGCATTTGCTGTTATATCTACAATAGATTTAGTTTGAGGATAGACCTTTAGAAATAATGGATGTAGACTTTTAGCGCCACCACCACTTAGCACAATGTTGTATTGAGATAGGTTGCTACTGTATAACCCCCTCAATTCATTAATTAAGTATTTACCAAGAGATAACAATGCCTCTTTTTTATACTCCGTTTCTTCCTCAAATCGTTCATTCTTAACTGATAATTCTCCGTCAAAGTATTTACGTGCATCTTCGACTGAAACATCAAGACGGTATTTAGTATCTAATATATCGGCGATATCTTTATATAAATCAAGAAGACCAGTTTTAATCGATTTTCCACCAACAAATTTACCTTTCTCATTAAATTCTGCGATATCCGTAGTTCCTCCTCCGATATCAATAACTAGCGTCTTAGAGTTATTATTGATATCAGTCAAAGCTTCAACTTTAATGCCGTATCCTTCCGGTGCAACAAAAACATCTTCAATAGTAATTGCACGCATTTTTCCATTAAGTTTAACTGTTTTACAAGAATTTTGCATAATAATCTTACGAATATTTTCTTTCTCTGTATTGTATTGGCCTGCTGGAACACCGATTGTAAGATAAATAGAATTAGAATCGCAAGTTTTTGCGATAGCATAATAGACTAAATTAATAAAATTTTCTTTTTCGTGCTTGATTAAATTGTTTTCAAAATAACCTTCCTCAAAAATAAACTTCTGAGAATCGATTTCGAACACATCGTTATCACTAAAGTTATTAATTTGTTGATAGAGTTTTAATCGACTCTCAAATATAACCTCATTATTTTCTGATACACAAACTGTTGTTAAATTACCAATATCTAATCCAACAATCATTTATATCTCCCCTTTGTTATCAAATTCACCAAATAAAAATACGTACATTTTGTGATGTTTTATGTTTTTTGATGACACATAAATACGTACATTTTGTGATGTTTATAGGTACATGATACCATAATTAAGATAAAAAGTAAACATAAATGCGTACATTTTGTGATGTTTTATGTTTTTTAGGATTTGAGTGATAATTTGTATAAATATATTGCTATAAATACATAACAAAAAAAGGTGATTAAGATGGCTAGAAGGCATATAAGAACAAGAACTAACGCTTTAAAAGCTTTTATAATACTGCTTATGATTCTTCTATTTTTAAAATTTATAAATCCTATTCTTATATCAGTTAGTATTCCTGTATTGATAGCTATTCCAGCAATAATAGCATCATCGAATCAAATGTACGAAGAAGAACAAAGTGTGTATCAAAAATTTAAAATTAAGAAATCAAATCATGTCTACATCAGACCAATACCAGTTAAGCGATTAAAAATAGAGACAATACAGCAACTAAAAAAATTAGATCCTTATCAATTTGAATTATTTGTAGCAAAAATATACAAAGATCTAGGATATGAAGTTACACCCACACCACGAGTAAATGATGGTGGAAAAGACATAATTCTTAAAAAAGACAATCAATTATATTATGTAGAATGCAAGAGATATGAAGGTTCGATAGGAAGACCAATGATTCAAAAATTAGTTGGAGCCTGTGCAATAGATGGAGCGAAACCAATCTTTGTAACAACTTCACGCTTCACACAAGGAGCGCTGAAATATGGAAAAGAGGCAGGTGTTGATATGGTTGATGCTACAAGATTAAGTTATATGATTCAAAAAAGAAACGATCTATCCGTATTATCTCAAATTAACGAAAATAATTAGCAAGTGCCAACACCTAACTGAATATAGTTAAGTATCAGTCAACTATTCGTTATCTTTAAAGTATAAATGTACAAAATTATACCTTGAAATGATTGATAATGCCGTAAACCGCATAACGCATTAGGGGGGGAGTGACGAGGAACGAGGAACGTGTGGGGGGACGAAGAAAAAAACATTCCGTTTTGATATTTTTTAAAATCACGTATATAAATCAAGGGGGTTGGGAATAATATGTGGTTAGCTTATTGGGGAATTGGATTTGCTTTGTACGCTATGAGCAGGTTCATACCGGAAAAAGATAACGGAGAAATAGAAGCAATTAACTCATTATTAGGTGATAAGGGATTTGTTAAATTTTATAACTGTGATAGTAGAACATATGGAATAGAGTTGAACTTAGGCAGTAAATTTGAAGATTTGGAAAAGTTAAAGGGACAAATAGAAAATGCAGTGAAAAATGAAGTGAAAGTTATTAATAGTAGCTTCGATTACTTTATACAATTAATAGAAGCAAATTATATTCCAGCTTTAGTACCTTTTAAATTTATTGACTCATCAAAAATGAAAGGTTTTAAAATTGCTATTGGTATTGGAGAGAATGGATCAACATATTTGGATTTGAGTAGGGCACCTCATACGTTGATTGCTGGAACTACTGGATGGGGGAAATCTGTATTTTTAAATTCATTCATCATCCAACTACTACACAATCATAATGATATAGAATTAGAGTTATTTGATTTTAAGGGCGGTGTGGAACTAGGAGCCTATAAAAATTTAAAGCAGACTAAGACATTTATTATCAGACCTGAACAAGCAGCTGCACGAATTAAAGAGTTATATTCAGAAATTGAAGAACGCTATGATTTAATATCAGAATCAAATTCAAGAACTATAGATGATTATAATAAAAAAAGCACCGATAAAATGGTGCGTAAAATAGTAATATTAGAGGAATTTACAATATTATTAGGGCAAAATCAAGAATTAACAGACACTTTAATTAAATCATTAGCCATAGCGAGAGCAGCAGGTGTTCATTATATTTTTACCAGTCAACGTTTTAGCTCAAAAATCATTGACGGTAATATTAAATCTAATATTGATAACAGAATCTGTTTCCACACATCCGATGGTATTAACTCCAAGATTATTCTCGATGAGATGGGGGCAGAAAAATTAAATATCAAAGGACGCGCAATCTATTCAAATGGTAGTGAGAAGGTTTTCATTCAATCATTTTATGCAAAGGATTCAGACATAAATAAAGTTGTTTTTAAAAATTTAAAACCTACAAAAGAGAGTAAGTGTGAAAATCAGTTAAGCGATACGGAAGCTAAGAATAAGAATTCAAAGGTGATTATATGGGGTTAACGAGCAGAGATTTGGAATTGATTAGATATTGTGAGAAAAATTTTTTAATAAATGCCGAAATTGCTTCGAGGTTGGTCTATTGGACAAAGAATGAGAAATCTTCATTAAATATCGCCCAAAGGCGATTGAAAGAGATTGTTAAGCAGCAAAAGCAAGTTAAACGTGTAAGAGAGTACATAGGACAAAGTTACACCTATTACATTGGTAAAAATCCGACGAAAACAAAGCACAGACTCATGATGAGCGATTTTTTGAGTCGCATGGTAGCTGATGGATTTGAAATTGTACTGGAAGAAACACAGGTTGAATATAAAGGACTGGAAGAAAAATATCACATCCGACCTGATATGTTAATAACATTTAACTATGCAAACAGTACCTATCAAGCCTTTGTAGAGGTGGATCTAACAAAAGAGTTCTCTAATTCCAAAGCATATACGAGACTTTATAATGATGCAGAAGCAAAAAGATATATCCCTAATCACCCATTTACAGTAATTAGCGTGTGTAATAAAAAACCAGATATGCCTTGCATTTGGATAAAACCAGATTGGTCTAATTTCTCGAATTTAAAATACGCTTTTATAAATTAATAGCCCCTTAGCTCCTTTAAAAACCTATATCCAACTCGGAGGGAGGGTATCTCCAAATAGGTGTAAGACTCCTTCCGAATTTACATGAGGACCTATCTCCAAGTAGGTTAATAAAATTAAATATTATTTATATAAATCATCTTAGATAAATTTAGATTTATCCACAAATTGCAAAATAATTAAAAAAAGCACATAATCTGTTTACAAAACAAATCATGTGCGATATTATTAATCCATAAATTACTTTTATAAAAGCGAAATGACACCCCATCTCGCCAAAGTTGTAGGTGTCATTTAAAAACAATTAAGTTCACATGATTATTATATCTCAATGTTATTTTATTAACAAGATATTTTTAAAAAAAATCATGTGAACTCCGCTTTTATTAGTAATTAACTATTAAAAAGGGGAGTTTTTATTATGTCATATGTAGAGTTGGATTTTAACCTTGTTTCAAAATCAACATTATTAACTAGCACACACAAACAGATTGTAAAAAAAATCCATTTATTATCTAAAGAGAAAGGGTATTGTTGGGCAACAAATCAATTTTTTGCAGAAGAATTAGGATTAAGCGCATCTGGAATTAATAAAGCTATTACTAAACTTGTTGAGTTAGGATTTGTTAATCGTGTAATTGTTAGAGACGATCGTAAAATGGTTATTGAACGTAAATTAACTTTATCAACTAAATTTATCAAAATATTTGTTGTAAAAACCACAGAAGAAATTAAGAAAACTGTTAAAAAAGTTAAAAAAATGAAAACTAATAAAAATAACGAAAATAAACCTACTAATAAATTTGATAGTGATAAGGAATATCCAGTTAGTAATGAAATTGAAGTAATGTTTAAAAAACTATTTGGAGAAGATAAGTTTGTTGATCACAAGGAACAATTGTCTAAACACGAAAGTATAATAAACGATTCAGAACGAATTAAATCAGTATTGTTACGCGTGTCTAATAGCAATATTAATTCAAATTTATTTAATTATTTAGAGAGTGCTTTTAAAAACGAAAAAGAATTCCCGACAAATTTAACTAAAAAAAATAACAAACATTTTACTAGACGAATCGAGCTAACACCTGACTGGCTGTTTAATAATGAGAATATTGAACAAAAAAAACAATCAACCAAATTAGAACAAGAGCTTTTTAATGTAATGCAAGAATCTATGAAATATTTTGGAAAACCTGAGTTTGATAAGTATGCAGCTCGAATTGAAGAACTTAAGAAGCTAATAAAAAAACAAGAAGATGAAAAGTAGTGTTCATTTAGGGTGTACTCAATAGGGAGTATAAAAAATTATAATTTTAAATTTTTGAAAACTGCTATCCATGACTTGAAATCCGTTCACAGTTGATAATATACTCAAAATGAACGGTTACTGGATAGGAGGTGCTATTGGTGAGAAAAATATTTGGATATTGTCGTGTCAGCAGCATAGATCAGAATGTAGAGCGACAAATTGAAGCAGTATCAAATTTTGCATTAGAAAAATACAACGTGAAATTAGATGAGGATGATAATCTATTTATAGATAAATGTAGCGGGAAAGATTTTAACCGTGATGAATGGATGAAGTTAGAAATGCAACTACGACAAGATGATGTATTAATTATCAAAGAATTAGATCGTTTTGGTCGAAATAAGGAAATGATAACTGAGGTGTTGCAGCATTTGAGAAAGAAAAAAATAAGAGTACATATCTTAGATGTTCCAACAACATTAATTGACTTCGATAATTATGGAAATGATGTGGCTAATGCCATGATGGAGATGATTAATAATCTTTTAGTTGAAGTTATGGCCACGATTGCAGAAAATGAAAGAATTAAAATTAGACAACGTCAAGCTGAAGGAATTGCTTTAGCAAAAGCAAAGGGAGTATATAAAGGGAGAAAATCTGTAACAGTAGAAGATTTACCTAAAGAATTCTCAAAATTATATGTTAAATGGAAACGTGGATATATTACAGCTATGGAATTTACACAACTTCTTGGCTTGAAAAGCAAGACTACCTTGTATAAATACATTAAGATTTATGAGGATTCTTTAGATAAAGAAGTTATATAAATAAGATGTTTTAGAACATAAAATAAAAGAGAAGCGGAAAGAAATTAACCTTCCACGCTTCTCTTTTTTATAAATATTAATAAAAAAATGTTTTATTTTGGAATAATTGCATGTTATAATCTGTTTAGCGAATAAAAAAAGGACTCATCCACTGTTACTTTGGCCGGTACCAGGATTGAGTCAAAAGCAATTAACTTTTACATGTTTATTATAGCACGTAATTTTTTAATTATGCAATGATTTTTTCTTTAATATAGAAAAAAATGCTATAATTCTTGTAAAAGTTAATATTGTTCCTTTTTGAGCATATGGAATGAGTCCTTTTTATTGTTTTCGCAACAGTAATTAGGACTTTTTTCATATGCTGAGGAGTGTTGCTTGGGTGATGCAACAGGAATAGCAACTTGTGGTGTGATATAGCCAACGCATAACCCTATCGAAATATATTCGTAATAGCCCTCAGGTGTTTAGATATCTTGACCTTACCAACTCAAAGATTGCCGAAAGAATGGCTTATTTCCTATGTCGTGATGATATAGAGAGTGTGAAAATGAGGGAATCGTTAACACCAGGCGTATAAAAGCTGGTCACTCGCAAATATAGGAAGGCAGTCGGGTCCGAAAGGACGGGACTGTATCATGAGTTAACATATATTAGTAACGTTGCAGAACTTACAGAATATAAAAGGTTAAAAGCTAAGGCAAGACCGAGTTAACAAGTTTAATTGGGCAATCGACGAATTAGACTTTTGAATGATACAGAGGCTAAACTTAGAATTTAGCTTATTTTTTTTATCTTAATGCTTTTAAGGGAGAAGACTGCCTTAGAATAGCTTTTTCATTTATTCTTGATATTTGTGGATATTATTAATTTATAGATTTAATCAATGGATTCAGTAATAAAAAAAGAGAACTTAGTTTATACAATTAAACATTGTTCTCTTTTTTCTTTTTATAAAGTAAAAAATCTACTATTAAATCAACTTCATCTTTATTATCTTTTAATAGGAATAATAATTCTGATGATACTTTTTGTGTAATTTTAATTTGTTTACTATCGGGAATTACTTTTGAATTGTATAGTATATCATCAATTGATACATTGAAAAAGTCTGATATTCTACATAACAGTGCAACGTCTGGAAGTTTTGCTCCACGTTCTATTTCTGAGATAGTTTGTTGAGTTGTATCTATCTTTTTAGCAAGATCTTTTTGAGTTAATTCATAGTTATACCTTAATCTTTTTATATTATTTGCTAAAGCGTGCATAAAATCACCAAAATAATTATTACATAAATGATGATTAGTTTTAAATCTGTACATTAATTTTATGTTAATTTATTTATATAACCAAAATGTACACTAAAATGTAAACGTATGTTTGAATTTTTTGTCGAAAAATGGTATTATATATTTACATCTAGAAAAAACAGGGAAAAAGGATGATAAGTTATGAAGAATGAAATAATCAAAGAATTAGATGATATTAATGATTGTAAATTTCTATCTTGTTTACTTAAGCTAATTAAAAAATATAAGAAAAAATCAGGATTTTAGTCCTGATTTTTTTATTTTGTGAGTTCTTCCGCTATTTTTTTGATTACTTTTAATTCATCAACATCTAATTTCAATAATGTTATTACTAATTTCTTTTTAAATGCATCTTGATCAGCCAGAAGATCACCAAATAATTCTCCTAATTCATCATCAGGATAAATTTCTCTGAATTGAGGTTCTTCTCCGTATTTTAACCAATTAGGATTTAAATTAAAAGCTTCGCAAATGTCTTTTATTACACGATCGCTTGCGATTGCACCACGTTCTATATTTGAAATATGGCTTCGTGTAACTCCTGCTTTGCTGGAGAATCTTTCTTGCGTTAACCCTAGACTTTCTCTAAATTGTTTTAATCTATTATTCATTGCGAAATTCACCTCTTATATATATTACTTCTATTTTTGCTTTTTAACAACCACTTTTCGAAACTAAAAAGCAAAAATAGGTTGAATTTCAGGTGTTAATGATTTATTATATTAAAAAAAGACATTAAATGTCGCTTTTGCGAAAATTAATGTCAGAAAGGAGAGAGTTAAGATGAAGGAAGAAAAAAAAGAATTGATTTTGGATATTTTAGATGTTTTAGATGGATTATCCGTCGTAGAAGCAAATTATCTTTTAGGGTATGCTAAAGGTTTTGAAGCTCAAAAAGACCTACAAAGTTTAATGGCGAGTTAATTTATTTAGGGAGGGAATTGCAAATGAAATCAGGATTAAATGTAATAGTAATCAACACCAAAGAAATTGAAGAAGGTACACAAAATGGCTTTGCTCCATTTGGTCGGGAAGATCTAGAAGATATTATCTCTGATTTACAAGAGGAATATTACAGATTAGATAGCGGTAAAGATGTAACGCTTAAAATTAAGATTGCAGATTTAATTGATCGTCTATGTCGATTGAGAGAAACGTTAGAGGTTATCTAATGTTAGTAGCTGAGAGAAAAAATCCGCAGGAGATAAAAAAACTTGCGGAGTCATGTGAAGAGAAAATTAGAGATGGAAAAATGACATTCAATCAAGCTAGAGAGTGTTTTGGATTGCCTCGGGTCAAGCAAAAAGAGTTTGATTTATTGTGGCAAACAAAAGAATAGAAAAAAAGAGAGTGACAATGGTTGGCAGACCAGTCACTCTCTTAGTTAAAGTATATTCAAAAATACATAACTTGAATATACCACAGATGCCGTATTAAATCAAGGGAGGTTGGCGACTCCTTATGAAGCTCGTAATACGGTATTAACAAATCGTACATTTTTTATAAAAAGAAAAATGGAGGATGTGGTAAGCCAGGATGAAGTGCATCAAGATAACTAAAAAGCGAAAGGAGTATTCGCTAGAGCATTACGATTATGAAAAATCATTTATTCATAGTGCGAATACTTTAAGTGAATCATTTATTGATTCGATATTCTCTACTTCTAGATATAAAGTGAACTATCACACTAAGACGATACGTTCAGGTAATCAATTTGAAGTTGAGATATACCCAGCTTTTAAGTTTGATAGCGCCATACCTGAAATGATAGTTAGAAGTAAGAGAGAAAGTAAGGAATCACAAAAAAACCTCAATGATCGTAATGCTAGGAAGAAACTAAATAGATTAGTTCATTCGAATTTTGAAGCGGGAGATTATTGGTTACATTTAACGTTTGATAATGATAATTTACCTGAAACGTTAGAAGATGCTGAGAGATTAGCAAGTAATTTTTTCAGACGTATCAATCGACTTCGAAAAAAGCATGGACTAGATAATGCTAAATACATTTATGTCGTTGAAGAGGGTGAGTATGGAACGGAAAGATTTCATCTTCACCTCGTAATGGACCGTGAGTTAGATGTGGAATCAGTTCTATCTAAGTGGAAGCACGGAAGCACCACAACTAAGATTATTAACTTTTATGGAGATAACTCTCTAATGGGGATTTGCAAATATTTAAGTAAAGCCCCTGAGGTGTATAAAAAAACTGCATTTAGACTTAAAGGTAAACGTCGTTGGGGAGCTTCTAAAAATTTAAAGCAACCAAAAGAGCGTGTAAATAAGACTAAATTCAGTAGAGCTAAAGTAAATGGAATGATTAAAAATCAAAATTCTATTGCTGAAATATTAGAGAGTACATATCCAGCACACAACTTTAAAGAGGTTGAAATCAAATACAATGATTTTAATGGACTATTTTATATCTACGCTCGAATGGAATCTAAAAAATATATACGTGTTAGAAGGTGAGGGTAATTTAAGTGAAAGGATTCTACAAAATTGATTTAGACATGATTACAAAGGTTAGCAACTTAGTGGATAAGCAACGAAAGACCGCCGAAAGTGTGGAAGAAAGGGATGACTTAAATTTTATTGCGGGTTATTTAGAAGGGTTAAAAATTCGTATCGAAGAAAATTTAGTGATGGATAAACGTCATGTTTCAAAAAGCCATCTTTAAAAAAAGTCATTATGATGGAAAAGGAACTTATCTTCAAGTTTACGTCCCAGGGATTGAACTTCAAGATAAATACTTTTTCTATAATGGATTAGCGAATGGGGCGGTACGAATCGATGATGGACGATTGATTTCTGCCGCACAAAGAGGGCTTCTCTATTCTTTATTCAATGATATTCGAATATGGCGCGGTGATAGCCATAAGAAAATAGGCGTGGAGAAAGTTAAAGAAACACTAAAAGAAAGTTTTTGTGAAGAGGCAAAAGTTTCACGATTCAGTCTTTCGAATGTGTCAATGGAGATCGCGAGTGATTTTATTGACTATGTCTTAGACTTTACGTTTGTGAATGGGATTCCGCTAACGTTCAAAACGTTTGAAATGGCTAAAACCATTAAGAATTGGTCGTATCTCTGTTTCAAAAATAGAAAATGTACGGTTTGTGGTAAATCTCATGCAGAGGTTCATCATTTAGATGCGGTAGGTCGGAGAAATCGAACGAAAGTCGACCATAGCAAAATGCAGCTCATTATGTTATGCCGAGAACATCACCAAGAGGCTCATAACATAGGAGATGAAACCTTTTTAACTAAGCATTATGTAGCGGGAATCTTTGTGCCTGTGGCCACCTTAAAGGCTTTAAATATCAGAGGAGATTATGGAGACGAAGCTAATGTGTGAAATGAACTAGGAGGGATAAATCATGATAAATAGAGTGATTTTAGTTGGAAGATTGACAAGAAATCCGGAGTTGAAATATACGGCGAACGGAATTGCGAATCTACAATTTAGTTTAGCAGTGAATAGAAGCTATACAGGTGCCAACGGAGAGAAGCAAGCTGATTTTATTAATTGTACGGCTTGGCGAGGAACGGCTGAAAATATGGCCAAGTTTTTAAAGAAAGGAGCTTTAATTGGAATTGAGGGACGAATGGAGACATCAAGCTATCAAGCGAGCGATGGCTCAACACGTTATAGTACCTATGTGGTATGCGATCATGTTCAGTTTTTAGAATCAAAAAAATCACAAGGTCAATCTCAATCACAACAAGAAGCGGGATTCCAAACACAACCCACAACGTTCGACAGTCCTTTCTCGCAACCTGGAACGAATCCATTTGATCCTAATTTCTCTGTACCGCCAACCTATGCACCAGGACAAAGCCAAGCTAGCAGCATGATACCTATCAACGATGATGACTTACCATTTTAGTGAATCAGAGAGGAGTGTTTAAGATGATATCTTGGTTAGAAGAAGAACGAACCAAATTTAAAGAAACATTGCCAACCTATACCGACTATAACCTAGTGGCGTTAATGTCCTTACATCATGCCGCTAGTCCTCAGAATAAAACAGCTAATTTAGTGGACTTATATGGGGTTCAATACGGGAATATGGTTTATGAAGAGTGTTTAGAAGAATTATTTAATCGAAAAAGCGAATTATTGAAGGAGGTTTTAAGATGACCTGGATTAAAAAAGGCTATTGTCATTTATTAAACAATAGCACAAGTGAATTATCGTTAAGTCAGCAACACTTTGATTTGGTTGGTGGAGAGTTCGGAGGCTTTTTAGAAAAGAGCTTAGATAAAATGTTGAAAAGCCATGACCGACAACCAGGAGAATTTAAGGCGAATAGTCAATTAAGGAAATTAATCGAACGCTATCAGATTGGCCAAGCCAGTTTATATGAGGTTTCAATGACGATGGCACACACTCTCTATAAGAAGCGGGAGAAGGAAAAGCGAGATGATAAAACAGCTTTATTTATCATGGAAGTAGAAAACTTCCAAAGCCAGTACATTATGGGAATAGAATTCAAGCGAATGGAAAAGTATCAGTTACAGCGAGAAGGGACTAGTAATTCCGTGATTCGGAATCCGATGTTACTGGCCAGTGTGAGTCCTAAGAAATCACCCTTCTTTACGATTGATCTAAGAAGTTTAAATGTTTCTGTTTTAGATTTAGAAATGAAAGAATTAGCTGACATTTTAGAAGTAGAGTTAGGAACGTCTGTGAACGACTACCTTCGAGAAGCAAGACATCATCTCTATAACACCTTGACAAAAGTAGAGAATCGCTCAACTTATTTTGAAGATATTGAAAAATCTAAAAATGAGGATAAAATCAATCAAGTTAATAAATTTGAGCAGCACATGGGTTCAATGGTGACAAATAAATCGTTGATTGATTTTGAAGGAATCGCTAAAGAAGTCTTCATAAAAGATCGAGCAAATCAGAAGGAGTTTTTAAAACGATTAAAAACGGCAGGTATTCCATTCGAACTCAAAACCTTATCAAATGGAAAAATCCAAACAAGGACGATGTCATTACCATCTAAAGAAACACGCTTAAAGTTAGCTAATGGAATGGAATTGGCGATCCCAGAAGGATTAAGTGAAGAGGAAGTCCGAAAAGGATTAGAAGAGGTTGAATTAACCTTAAAAGGGAAAGAGGTTGAAGAGAATGAACAAAGTGCATAAGCAAATTTTAAGCCAAGAGGAACAAGATGTATTTTTAATCAGAAAAACAAAAGTGAATTACGTTAATGCTAGTGAACCTATTCTAGAAGCTATTGTTAATCGTGTGATTTTCTTCCGATATGAGTGTGAAGCAAGTGTGCTTAGGATTTATGTAAAGGGAACCTCTATAAAGGACAAGGAGCACTTATTTAAAGAATTAACACAGGTTAATTTAACGAGTGGAGCAGCCTTACACGACTTTGCGAAAGAGTGGTATCAGGAACATTTAGAAGAATTAAGGCTATTTGTGAAAGGAGAATAGAATATGAAGTTTATTCCAAAACATGATGAGATGATGCCGCTAGAAGCTGGAGATGTAATTGAATATTTTGGTTCGCACGAAAGGATGGTTAGGGTTCTAGTTATTAGAACAGGTCTAGAGTATGGACTGTTAAGTTTAGAGGATTCTTCTCAGTATACACAAAGATTTAAGGATGTTGAAGAAATTATTAAATTTTTTACGGATTATGAGTTTCGAATTATTAAATCTTATCACATCGAATTGAGGGAGGTTTAAGATGGATAAATCAATACAAGTCAATGAGAAAGACTATGGAGAAGTCAAGTTAAAGTGTGAGAAATGTCATGAACAGCTCTTAGTATTTGTTCATCGAAATAGCCAAGATAAAACCTGTATTTTAGGTTGTGGATATTGTGGACATCCGAATCAAGTCAAACTGGAGGAATAGATCATGCTCATTCTAGGATTGTTGGTGATGGAAATCAGTTTATTATTTTTATTTGGATTAGTCGTTATATGGATTCGGTTGTTGTATTTGAAGGTGAAAGAAAAAGAGCAAACAGATTAAACTGCTTGCTCTCGAAATGAATTATATTAGACAAAAAAGGTGCCTTAATAGTATGAAACAAGATGAAAAAATAATACCTTTGAAAAGTCAATTAGAAATCAAATGATACAGAGTTTATAGAGAAAAAGGAGAAGAATAAAATGGAAAATAAAAATCGTTATGAAGTGACAGGAATGGTTAAACAAATTCGTCAATATCCAGGACGTGAAAATTTAGTGGTTGTAGGATTCGTATTGGAACATAAAGGTGTCAAAAAAACGGAAGAGTTTAAAATGATTTGTTTTAATAAGTTAGCTCAATACCTGTTAGATGCTAATCCAGTTGGTCATGAGGTAGAGGTCACTAGCCATCTTCAAATTGATAAAAATGGAGACCTTACCATTATTGCTCATCGAGTTAATGATTTAACGGTTAACCATTCAAAAGAAAGAGAAGTAGCAGATCCATTTGATGCATTAAAAGAAGAAGTTAAGGCTCACAAAATCCAAATGATGGACAAAAAAACAAAGATTGTGATTAAATCCTTTGATTCGATTAAGGAGGCGGCGACTTATGCAGCGGTTAAAAAGTCAAGGATTGAACATGCGATTAAAAATGGTCGAGAAGCGGGTGGATATTATTGGATAAGAACAATTTGTTAAAACAAATATCATCTAATCGCAATGATATAGATCGAGGTTATTTAAGTGGAGTCATCAATTACGATGACTTCATTCTATTGGATAAATATTTGCAATTAATTGAATTAGAGCTGATTGAGAGTTTGGGATGATTTATTTACGGATCTATATGGAGTGATAGTTATGAACATATGTGATTGTTTAAAAAAAGAAAGAACAACGATTGAAGCTTTGGCTCTAAAGATTGGAGTATCTAATTCATCGTTGAGAAATTTGTTAAAAGGGGGCAAAATCTCAATAAATATCATTCAAAAAGTCCACAAGTTTGGGTTGAGTATTGATGGAGTTGAAATAGCAGGTAATGTCGATAATTTGCCGACTATATTAGAAGTTATGGAGCGAGAGGGGTTAACACAGTATGGTTTTGCTATTAAATATGGAATTAGTCATACAAACATCAACTATATGCTGCGAAAAGGATATCGAGGGGCGAGTCATGAATTAGCAGAGCATTTACGTAAACAAGGGGTGTATGTGCCGGTTAGAACTTATCTAGTACCACCACAGGGGAATGGTGAGAGATTTTATGGTGAGCCTAAAGCTAAGGTGGTTAAAGAACCTAAAACTTTTCTCAAACCATTTCAGATTCAAGCTATCAGAAGTCTAGGTAATACCGTTGTTAGGAAGAAAGGTGAAAAGAAAGACGTTCGCACACCGGAAATGATTGTTAAAGAATTTGATAAGTTTGGATTGAGGGTAAAGGTGAGGAATTTAAGGTCAGACCATAATGGTGATGATTGTTATGTGGTTGAGTGTGAGTTTTAGATGTTGATAATTTGTGAGGTGAGAGTGTGAAGTCGTGTGAGAATTGTTATTTCAAAAGCCTAACGGATGAATCTTGTATTATAGGTCGAAAGTACGGTGATGTATGCAGTCAGTATGTAGGAAGATGTTTTGAATGCGAGTGTGACGAAGCTAGATATATTCATCATGGCTTGATGTATTGTAGAGATTGTCTATTTAAAGAGCTAGGCATTGAAGAATATCCAACAGTTGTTCATTATTACAAAGATGGTGAGTATTTAGGAAATAATGAAGATGATACAGATTTAGAAATTTTACAAAATGTATATCGAACGATTAAAGAGATTGAATAAATAATCTATGAGGTGAGAATATGATTAAATTTAGTGAAATATCAGATTGTGCTTATGTGTTTTGTGGAGACCGATTGGTGCGTAAGGAAGAAATTTTGGATGACTTAGAGGAATACCGCGGTGGAGAGTTTTTTATTGCTGTTAAAAAAGAAGTTGGATTTGATGTAGAAAATGCTAAGGATATGCTGAGAGAGTTAGCAGCCGACCTCTATTGCAATAGAGAGTTATATGAGGATTGGGATGATGAGTTTATGAAGCAAATCACTAATGAAGATTTAGAACAAATCACAAAAGTAATAAAGGGAATAATTAAGAGAGTTCCAACTTGTTATGGGGCAGGGGAAGAAATTGAGTTCGACATGTAATCAAAATTAATAATCTATGAGGTGAGAGTATGAGTAAAATTCATTTGAGATTAAGTTATAAAAATATTCTAATTTTAAAGCATTCGTTAGAGCAAAGGATTGAGATTCACGAAACGATTTGGGGGATGTTAAGGCAGTATGTTACTCCCGAAAGTCCACATTATGAAATGTATTTAAAAGAAGAAAAGGAAAACGAGGAACATAAACGCTGCTTAGAAGCTTTGATCAAAGAAATGGCCACAGGTGGTTATAGATATGTAGCTGGACAAGAAAGTAATGTCTTCGGTGAGAAGTATTTAGAGAAATATAACGAGCAGTTTAAAAAATAATCTATGAGTCGCAGACGAGAATTTTATTTTAAATATAAATGTTCGGAATGCCACACCTATTTATATCCAGTAAAAGCAAAAACACCGTGGACGAATTATTACTGTTGGAAGTGTGGGAAAGTTGTCTTTACAGATTATAATTTTACGGATAAAAAGGCAAACAAACTATGAGGTGAGAGTATGTTAGACAATCTATTAAATTTGTATAAGGATATGGCTGCTATGGCAACGGAATGGTTCGTGGGTAAGGTGGGATTAATACAAGACGCTGGATATATACATTTATGTCCAGCGTGTCAGAATGATATTCATATTTCGGATCCTAAAGAAGAAAACACACAACGAGTAGTGACATGTAAGTGTTGTGGAAGTAAGTATGTGGTTAAGGTGGGTAAACACAGAAAGTAGGTGTGAATCATGAACCAATACGATAGTATGATTTGTAGAAAAGCAGTTGAAACCTTTGGGGCAGAACTTCAACAAATGGTGGCCATAGAAGAGATGGGAGAATTACTCCAAGCGATATCTAAGAGAGCTAGAGGAAAGGATAATAGAGATAACCTAGCAGAAGAAATTGCAGATGTAGAAATCATGTTAGAACAATTGAAGTATATTCATAATTGCCGGATGGAAGTAGAGTTATGGAGGGTAAATAAATTAGATAAATTAAAAAGTATGGTGGAGGGATGAGGGTTTGAAATTTCTAGGTGTAATCCTAATTCTAATAAATGTAGGATTTGCGATAACAGGGATGAAGTTAGCATTTGAAGAAGAGGGAGAAAAAGAGTACTTTATATTTTTATGGATCCTGATAGTTATATTTGGGTTTAATGGGTTTTATATGATGCAAAGCATGTAAGTAATAAATCATCAAGAAGCGGGATATGAGGTGAAGAGTGTGACAGTAGAAGAAATATTGTTAGAATATCGTAGAGCAAAGCGAGAGGTGGCGATATATACAACTGAATTGCGAAGTTTAGAAGAGTTGACCTTTATTAAGATAACCAAATATGAACCAAGTGGTGGAGTTAGTCTTGAACAAGAAGAACGTTATTGGAAATGGATGAATGAGAAAGATGAACTTAGAATGAAATTGGCACTCGCAAAAAGAAAGGTGGCACGGGTTGAAAAAGCATTAGAAATAATTTCTGAATCTCATCCTCACGAGTGTAATGCTATGTTACTTTATCATTGCCACAATAAAGGGATTAGTTATATCGCGCATCAGATAGGGTATAGTCGTAATGTGATTAAGAATAAGATAAAAGTTGGAGAGGAAGAGTTAATAAAGTTATTGAAAATGTAAAATTTCACAAAGTGTGCATAAAATGTGCAAAGAGTGTGCAAAGATAGTGCATTTTAAGCAAAAATCCGTGGTATTATGATAGTGTGGTTTTCTACCCACAGATGTTCTGAATTGCTACAAAGCCATAAAAAAACCTCATAAAGAAAAGTCATATCAGTTGGTATGGCTTTTCTTTATGCATTAATCTAATTCAAGTCAAATACTTCAAAGGAGAAACTAAGAGGAATGAAACATCAAGAACTAACAATGAATTTAATAAATGAAGAATGCTTACAAGCCATGCAAGGTATTCCTGATAAATCAGTCGACATGATTTTATGTGATTTACCGTACGGGACAACTGCTAATCAATGGGATCATATTATTCCAGTTGTTCCATTATGGACTGAGTATGAACGTATTATTAAGGACAACGGAGCCATTGTTTTATTTACTCAACCACCGTTTAATTTTAAATTGGCGTATCCACGGCTACATCTATTTAGATATGAATGGATTTGGGTGAAAGAAAATGCGACAGGATTTTTAAATGCCAGACGTATGCCGTTAAAGTTGACAGAGAATATTCTAGTCTTTTATAAAAAGTTACCAACCTATCATCCACAAGGAGTCATTGATTTAGAGGAGCCTATTTTAATTGATAAAGTTGGCAATAGTAGAAACTACAGATCAAAACATAGGACCTATTTAAAAAAACAAAAAAACTTTCCTAAAAATGTACTGGCTTTTGCGAGAGATAAAGATAAGTTGCATCCAACACAAAAACCAGTAGCATTGCTAGAGTATCTAATCAGAACTTATACAAATGAAGGAGAAATTATTTTAGATAATTGTATGGGAAGTGGTTCAACTGGAGTAGCTTGTGTAAATACAGGGCGAAGTTTTATTGGGATTGAATTAGATTCAGAGTACTATGAGGTTGCAAAACAAAGAATTAATAAAGCTATTAAAGGGGGTGATGGAATGAATGTCAAAGTACGAGACTCACGTTAGAAGTCGTCTAAGTGAGATTGAAGCATGGGCAAAGGCTGGTGTATCAGATAAACAGATTGCTAAAAATTTAGGAGTTGCTTATTCAACCTTTAGGCAATACGTTAAAAAATATTCAGAGTTAGATTCTGTTCTAACTAAAGGAAAGCAAGAGGTTGATGAAAAGGTTGAAAATGCTTTGCTAAAACGGGCATTAGGTTACACTTACGATGAAGTAAAAGAAACCTATGAAGGGAATCAATTAACGAAACGACAAGTGGTGACGAAGCATGTTCCAGCTGATGTAGGAGCGATGATCTTTTGGTTGAAGAATCGACGACCACAAGATTGGAAGAGTGATTATCATAAAGTGAAACATGATGAAAAAGTTCTAGAGCTGAGAGAGAAAGAAATGGAAGCAAAGGCGTGGTAATATGTTTAAAACATTAGATTCTTTTTATAAGTCAGATAAATGGATTAATTTCCGATTGGCCTATATCGGTGAACATAATCCAATTTGTGCTGATTGTCAGAAGTTCATTATTGAGTCTAAAGGGTTACACTTGCACCATATTGAAGAATTAACCTTAGAAAATGTGAATGATGCCAATGTATCGCTCAATCCGGACAACATCGTTATCCTTTGTCATGATTGTCACAACAAACGTCATCAACGATTTGGCTATGGCTATGGCAATCGAAAGACAAAATGGGATAAAGGAGTTTATTTAGTTTATGGTCCACCATTTGCCGGGAAGAAAACATTTGTAAAGGAACAGATGCAACCAGGAGATTTAGTGATTGAAGTAGATTTGTTGTATCAAGCTTTATCATTGCAGGAACGATATGTTAATCCATCTGAACTTAAAGTGAATGTTTTTGCTGTTAAAAATTTATTGTTAGATCAAGTGAAGATGAGATATGGAAAATATTCTCGAGCATGGGTGATTGGTGGTTATCCTGATCGAGCAGCACGAGAAAGATTAGCAAACGATTTAGGTGCAGAGATGGTCTTGATTGAAACAGATAAAACGGAATGCCTTAATCGTTTAACTCAGTGTCAAGATGAACGAGCGAATCAGAAGCGAGAGTTTAAACAATACATCGAACAATGGTTTGAAGAGTGGTGCTGACCACCCCCCGTATGATTCTTTTTTCTAAAGCACAGGGTAT